GCGGTGCTGACTTCCGCGGTGCTGACTTCCGCGGTGCTGACTTGCGCGGTGCTGACTTCCGCGGTGCTGACTTCCGCGGTGCTGACTTGCGCGGTGCTGAAATAAAAGACAGAGAAGGAAACGAAGTTAAAATTGAAAAAATCATGAGTATTGGACCGATCGGATCAAGAAATGATATTACTATGGTGTATTTTACAACTGATAAAAAAGCATTAGTAAAATGTGGATGTTTTTACGACTATCTCGATAAGTTTGAAAAAGCGGTACACAGAACGCACGCAGGAAACCAGTATGAAAAGCAGTATATGGCGTTAATTGAGTTAGCAAAAACGATGATGGAGGAGCAATAACATGATTAACAGAGTTGTATTGATAGGAAGACTTACTAAAGATCCGGTATTGCGCAAGACGCTGAACGATAAGTCAGTAGTGCAATTCACACTTGCCTGCAACCGGAATGTAAGTAAAGACGGTGAACAAAATGTAGACTTTATCAACTGCATTGCATGGAATAAGGTTGCGGAGTTGATGGCGCAATATCTGCATAAAGGATCTTTGATCGGTATCGACGGAAGAATCCAAACAAGAAATTATCAGGATAAAAGCGGAAGAACAGTGTATTTGACAGAAGTAGTTGTAGAACAACAACAATTTCTAGAGCCTAAATCAGCGCAGCATAGTAATGAAAACGCTCAAAGGTATAATCATACCATGCAATCTAATTTCAACGAACCAAATGGCTATCAGGATATGGGGAATTATCAAAAGGATACAGTTGATATTTCCAGTGATGACCTTCCATTTTGATGAATCGTGAAGAAATAAAACAGATGATGATAGGTACAGAGAGCGGACTTGAAGATTACTTGATTCAATTAAACCTCTCTGCACCTGCTATCAATCGGATTTTTGATAAGATCGGGATCGTTGAGAAATGCGCGATCGTCTTAGGCAGAGTGGCAGAACAGGAAAGAAAGCATGTCGTAGTAGTTGAAGCAACTGAAAAGGACTACGATAAAGCCCATGCTAGAGCAGAAAAGTGGCAACGTGAATACACGAATTTGAAGAAGAGGTATGATCGTATGTGCTTGTCGTATGACAAAGTGAGAGAAGAAGTAAGCAAGAAAAACAAGGAAATAGAACACTTGAAAAGAGTGTTGGAAAGGTTGGGAAATTGAGATGAATAAATATCAAGAGGCATTAGACAGATTAGTTAAACATTCGTGTCCACAAAGAACAAGTTGTAATGAATGCGACATGAAAGGCTATTGCAATAGAATTGCAAAGGATTGGATTGATGTTCTGCAAGAATTAGTCGATAAGGCAACGCCTAAGAAACCCGCTTTTAATGAAGATTGGAGAGATGAAGAAACAACATCCATCTATGATGAAGATGGATTTATAAATCCCGTTGTATGTGTTTGTCCAAACTGTGGGAAGAACGCAATATGTGTTTCTGAATATGGTAATTATTACAAATGCTGTCATGAATGTGGACAGGCTATTGATTGGAGTGAGGAATAGTGGTTTTAACAGTTACAAAATGTTCTTCTAATATTAAAAAATTAGATTTGAATTTCTATGGAAGTAAAAAAGATCTAATTCAATGTATTTGTTTATTGCTAAAAGTAGCAAGAGAGGAAGGGATATTGTAGTGACAGCGCAAGAAATGTTTGAGCAGTTAGGATGGCAATTAAAACAAAATGGTTTGAAAATTATTTATTATAATCCAAACTACAATGAAATATTAGAATTTGATAAAGAATATGAAGAATACTATGTCGAAAATTTAGGGATTGATATGTCAACATTGAAAGCAATCAATAAGCAGTGCAAGGAATTGGGGTGGTTAGATGTTGACTAAAGATGAATGCGTAAAAGCGTTAAACGCCTTATATTTCTCAGATGGAACGGATGGCAGAGATGATGAATGTTATAGAGTAATTATGGAGTTAATCGATGAGCATTTCGTCGATCAACTGTTAAAAAGAGAGGAGGATAAGAAATGAACAGAGCAAAGGAGGTAAAATGCATGAAAAAGAGCGATTTGGTAGCAGGAAAACATGTGGTGAAGTATCGAGATGGGAAATTTAGATTCGTTGGTCACAGTAATGGATTACTTGACAGCGATGGGGTTTATGTGCATGCATTGGGATTTTACAATGAAAGATTAGATGATGTTGGTGGTGACAAAGCAATGGATATAGTAGCAGTGTATGAGTTGAATGAAGTCTGGAAGCGTGAAGAGCCGACAATCACGGAGGATGAGAAAGCCATCCTGCGGAATTTACCGACTAGGTTTGAGTGGATTGCGCGGGATGAAAGTGGTGTGTTGTATATTTATCACGATAAACCTAATAAAAAGGAAGAATTTATGTGGGTCGATGGATTTGAAAATAGGTGTTTAAATTTGTTCGATCATCTGTTCAAGATGGTCAAATGGGAAGACGAAGAACCGTGGAAGATCGAGGATCTGTTGAAACTGGAGGTGAAGAAAGATGAATGTAAATGAAATTGAGTTACAGTTAACGCCTTTATCGTTAACTGATGCAAATGCCTTTGTTGCCAAACATCACCGTCACCACAAGCCGGTACGTGGGCACAAGTTTTCTCTTGGATGTATAGTGGGTGGGCAACTTGTAGGTGTTGCTATTGTAGGTCGACCTGTAAGTCGATATTTAGATGATGGGCTTACCCTTGAAGTCAATAGACTGTGCACTGACGGCACGAAAAACGCTTGTAGTTTCCTATATGGTGCAGCAGCGCGAGTTGCCAGAACAATGGGATATCGAAAAATCATTACTTACATATTAGAAACAGAGAATGGTGCAAGCCTTCGGGCTGCCGGCTGGAAATGCGCCGGCCTTGCTGGTGGGAAGATTTGGACAGGAAAACGGAGGCCTGCTGAACCTTTATATCCAGAGATGATGAAATATAGATATGAAAAAGAATTTGATGGGAGGTAAAAAAGGTATGAAATTAAGTGAATACATCGAGAAATACGGCGACTGCGAAGTGACAGACGAAATCGACAAGTGCATCGTGAAGATGCCGAAGACGGTCTACGATTTGAAATATGGAGATAGTTATTTCTCTTTAACAGCATTAGGAACGATAATGCCAGCAATCTGGCACAATGTTAGCAGTGACTGGAACAGGGAAAGAATCGGTAACGTGTTTTTGACCGAAGAAGATGCAAAGTTCGCAAGCGAACGATTAAAGGTCATTGCTGAATTGAAGAAGTATGCAAAGGAGTTCAGCGATGAGGAATGGTATGATAGTAATATTGAAAAATACTATCCATATTATAAATACAACGATTATTCTATTAACAAATGGTTTAATAGGTATACTCGTCATAGCGGACTTTATTTCCAAACGGTAGCAGACATCGACATAGCCATCGCAGCAGTGGGTGAGGAAGATTTTAAGAAATATTATTTGGGAGTGAAATAATGAACGAAATTGATTATAACAGAAATACGTTAAAGAATTACTATTTTTGGAAAAATAAAGAACGTGAATTACGTGAAAAAGCAATGGAACTCCAAGATAAAGTAGATGATGAGCGAGAAATTAGAGGGATCAACTGTGAGAAAGAGCCTAGTGGTAAATGTTCCGGAGATACGCCCTACATAAATAAATTGATTATCGAACAGGCAACGTATCAAAAGCGCGCAGATAATTGCTTGTATCATGTGGATATGTTGGACACGCAGCACAGGATAGGCAAAAAAGTAAAACAGTTAAACGAAAGTGAACGTCAGGTCATTACAATGCTATATGCAGAGGGAATGAGTTATGCTGATATTGCAAATAGAATGCACAGAGATGTCAAAACAATACGTAAGATAGAATTTAACGCTATCAAAAACATGAACATGACGGTGGTGTAATTATTATGCAGCTAGCAGAATGGATGGAAAATAAAAACAAAAGAATAAATGATGAATTAGATGCCTTCTTTTCAGATGAAGATGTTAAAGATCGACTTAATTTAATCAACGTATATCCGATCATAACTAAAATCCTTAAAATCGACAATAAACTATGCAAAATGCAGGACAGACGGTTTACAAATGCCGAGGAAGTGGAGCAATGTCTTGATTATTATCAAGATATCATGGCAAAAATTAACATGAAAGTAAAGTTTATTCCTTCGATCGAGAATTTTTGCATATTTATGGGGTGGACTGCCAAAGTATACAAAAAGATGCTGCTTGAAACATCGGAAGAAATACAGGTTAATATGCAGATGATAAACGATTATCTAATTGAAAATCAAGTATCTGCTGCACAAGCAGGATTGATCGGTGTCGGAATTACAAAGTTCCGGCAGCAATTAGCGGGAGAGCATGGGCAAGGCATGATCTTGCAAAAAGAGCAACTAGAGGAAGATCGGAAACAAGAACGCATTAAACAACCGGACGAGATCGTTCGCGAACTAAAAAACATGGGAGTTAATGTACCGAAAGGAATATTGGTAAGAGGGAAGAATAAAAAGTAAGAAATAGCGCATATAGGCTCGATACAGGGCACACAACGAACGAAACAGGTTAAAAGGTGTATTTACCTATCTAGCCTGTTTTTGTTTATCTACGAGCCTAAAATGAGATTATGTGAATTTTAATGTATTTTTCAATAATGTGTGATATAATGTGAAAAAAGGGGAAAGGTGAGTTTTATGAAAAAAGATATTATTGTTACTACATCAGATGTTTTGCAAGGTTATGAGATAAGTGAATACTGCGGATATATTGATACATCATTGACTGTTGGATCGGGCTTATTTACTGATGTTGCATCTAATTGGACTGACGCTTTTGGTTTTAGGTCGAAAGCGATTGAGAACAAATTACATTTATTAAAAGATGAAGCAATTAAGAATTTGTCAGAAAAGGCAAAAAAATTGAAATGCAATGCGATCGTAGGTTTAAGTGTAGATGTTGATGAAATTTCATCTGGACAAAAGATGATTTTTATGATTACTGCTATTGGAACTGCGGTGAAATGTAAGAGAACCAATGAAGAAAGTTCATTAAAGGGTGTTTCAGGTTATTATCTGGAACAAAAACTTATTAGAGCACCGAAGCAAAAGGAAGAATTAGCAAGCATATTAAGAAAAATAGAAAGTGGTAATCCAGAAGGTAATATAGAATTAAATGGATTTTCTGATAGGGTATTAGAGGAAGATTCGTGGGATTTTATTGAATATGAGTATTTACAATGCTTTGTTGCTAATGCGTTTTGCTTTGGTAATACAAATGTTTTGACTGAGCGTATCAAAGAAGTTTTAGATAATTTCGATATTCTAAAATTGTCTAAGTCCTTTTTGGATATAATGCTTGATGTTTCAAAAGATACCAACAAGATTTTAGAACTGAGAAAAACAGATACATATAAACATATGTGTAAATATTTTAGTTCTTTAATTTCTTTAGAATTGATACATGAGTATATGCAGAAAGGGAATGACTATTTTTCTGTAATTGTAATTTATCCATTATTGCAAGAGATTAAAGAGTATTATAACGAAAAAGATTTAGAAACATTAGAAATGATAGTTTCATGTTTTAAGAAGAAATACTGGAATGAAAGTATTAAGATTGAAGAATTGGCAAGTGATGAAAGAATATGCATGTGTGGCAGTGTTTTGAAAGGTAGCACACCATGCACTTGTGGAGAAACATCTACCATAAGTTCTTCTACATATGCAAGTAAAGTTAAAGTTGTAAAGCAGTTAGAAAAGTTGATTTCAGAATTGAAAGAATATTTTTCTAATTAAACGAATAAAAACCTCTTAATTGAGGTTTTTTCTATGTTTGCTTGACTTTTCGATTATGCAAGTATAGTATATATGTAGTCATTCTTGGCAGTAACCGCCCATTATCAGGGATCCGGCAAGCCCAAGAATTTATTATGGATCGTAGTCATCGCACCTCTCAACGATGTGGCACAGATGGCTCTTTTTTTTATGAACTAAAATAATTTAACAAATTTTGCAAAAAGGTATTGACTTTTTGTTTGTACAACAATAAAATATTTTTTGTACAAACAAGAAAGGAGGGTTATTATCAAAAATAAACTTGGTAGACCTAAAAGCGAAAACCCAAGAAGTATAAGAATCGGATTGAGAATGACACAAGAAGAAAACAGAATGCTAGAAGAATGTATTAAACATTTGCATGTATCAAAAACCGAAATAATATCTCTTGGTATAAAAAGGGTCTATGAAAGTATTAGGAAATAAAAACCGCTTGCTCACCGGTCAAAGATTACAAGCGGTTATCCTAAAATAGGCATGCTGATTGTACTAAGTGTGCCTCACTTATTAAGAAAGGGAGGACTTTTTGTGAAACAAGATTTGAATTACAGTATCGACTACCTGAAAGAACGTCTTTCAGAAGAACAATTACAATTAGTGTATCAATACATGCACTGCCTATTTGTAGGTAAAAATGTTAAGGTGGTGGATTGTAATGTATAACATTGAAATCGTTATGAATAACAATCAACCGGTAGTATCGAGCAGACAGATTGCGCATAACTTTGGTAAAAATCATCGCCATGTGTTAGACAGTATTCGTAATTTGGTAGCCGAAAATTCGGCAGCCAAATCCATGTTCTATGAAACGACATTCGATAACAGAGGAAAGCAATATCCAATGTATCTCATGAATCGCGATGGATTTTCCCTGTTAGTCATGGGATTCACAGGAAAGAAAGCGCTTGAATGGAAAATCAGATACATCAATGCTTTCAACGCAATGGAAGAACAGATCCGCAAGAATACATCTAAGCGTATCAACGAAACCAAACAGAAAGAAATTGATGCTCGATACATGAATGCCAAATCAAGAATGGCAAATGTTTGGTTAAAGCTGGCAGATCGTGTTCCTAATAACAAGGAGTACCAGCAAATCTGTGGTGCATACGCATCTGCAATATTGGCAGGAAGAAAGGTGCTGCCTCTTCCATCAACTAACGAGAAATATTATTCCGCAACCGAAGTAGGGAAAATGCTGGGTATTTCTGCTAACAAAGTAGGCAGAATTGCAAACAGCCACTCTCTCAAAATAGAGGCAAACGGAAAATATTTCTTTGACAAGAGCAAACACTCCAATAAAGAAGTGCAAACTTTCAAATATAATCAATCTGGAATTGAAGCAATCAAGAAATTACTTTAATACCCAGTAAGAAGTCTATCTAAGTAGGTAGGCTTCTTTTTTTATTCGTCTGCACTTGATATAGGGATTTGATCTTTCAATATCTTTTTGTGTGCAGGCTGTATAACAACAGTGTACCCAAGGATCTCCGCCATCTTGATGAAAGTGGATAGCCTAGGACTATGAGAGAGCGCTTTATTTACATTGCTCGGAGATTTATACCCAAGCGTTTTACCCAATGTTTGAGCGTTCATACCGCGCAATTGCATCATGTGTTTTAATGCTTCTGCATGATCCATTCTATCACTTCCTTCGCACACATTATAATTAGTTTTTTAGTTTTTGTAAAGATGTTTTTTGATTATTTTTTTACTTTTAGACATTTATAAGATTACTTAAATATGGTATAATATAAATGGTTATATAGTTGAATATTAACTTACTTTTTTACTTTATGGAGGTGCTTAAGATGATTGAAGAATGGAAAAGATTACCTCATAATTATGGCAATTATGAAGTTAGTAATTATGGCAGAGTGAGACATGTGGAAACAAAAAATGTGCGAAAACAATTTTTGGATAAAAGAGGATATTGTGTAATGTCTTTGAATTTACCAAAAAAACGTAAGTTAAATGTTAAAGTGCATAGATTGGTTGCGTTGATGTTTTTGGAAAACTCAAATAATTATCCTGAGGTTAACCATATAGATTGCAATAAGACGAATAATCATGTTTCAAATCTTGAATGGTGTACTAGTTCTCAAAATCATATGCATGCAGTGAAAAACGGATTATATGATAAAGAAAAAATGTCAAAAATAATAAAAAATAAATGCGGAACAAACGTTGCACAATATTCGTTGGATGGGGAATATATAAAAAGTTTCGATTCCATTGTTGATGCCGCTAAAACAGTAGGGGTTAATCCAAGCAGAATTTCAGATACATGCCGAGGAAGACAATATAAAGCAGGCGGATATTTATGGAAATATATATAAACAAATAGAAGCGTTATAAAGACGCTTTTTTTATAAACAGATTTAACATGACACATTGCCAAACAGATTAAATATGACACATCACCCCCTATAAGACGCTTTTAAGAAGTAAAAAAGTAATTGAAAAATTTAATATAAAATATAAAAATATGTGATAAATACGTTATTTTTCAAAAATAAAAAAGTAAAAAAATAATTAAAAAAGTAGTTGACGAACGCCGAAAGAAGATATACTATAAAGGCGCAGGGGATGACGTAGAACATAAAAAAATGATATCGTAACCCGTCGCCATCCTCTGCACTAATTAAAGTAAAAAAATACTATGAAAGGAGATGGAAAAATGGATGTGTACAATTACAACGCAATAACATTATTATTAGTGTTTGCTTATCCGGCAATAGCAATGTTGTTGTTCTGGATAACAAAAAAAGCGATGATCTGGACCATCACCGCTTCAAGAAAAAAACGTTCTTAAATTAAGAACAACTAAATTTTAGCACAAATCAAGATAGAAAACTAGAGGAGGAAAAAAAGAAAATGAAGAAAACCATTGATTTTGGAAAAATTGACTTTGAAAACAGAGGGAAAGCACTAAATCGCGTAACTGTTGAAATGGAGTATAGAGAGAGTGAAGGGAAAAAGCGATTTTCTGTATCTGCTAACGTGTGGAACTGTCGTTCTTCTGATATTATTTGCGGCGGTCAGTGTTTAGACACTATCGCCCCATATATGAAAGATAATGCTCTATATTGTGAAATTTTGAGATTGTGGGAATTATATCATTTGAACGACATGCACCCGGAATGCGAACACCAACACGCCGCAGGGTGGCACAAATTAGCGGATAAAAATGTTACTTTGTATCATTGGAGAATGACAAGTGAAGCATTAAGCGAACAAAAAGCCGCTGAAAAAGCAGCTTTAACCGCTTTACGCTGCGGGGAAACATTCACGCCGACAATTAAACAGAAATTTTTTGCGGCTCTGTCCTATTCTTTGACTACTCACACGGAAACGCTGCCCGAAGATATAGCGAAATACTACGAACCGAAAAAACCGCTTTATAATGGCGATGCAGGGCATACAGAAGTAAAGGCGTTGGGCTGGCTGCGTGAGAACGAGCACCCGGATGGGATTCTTTCTAAACCTTGCCCCGTATGCGGTTATAAATATGGCAACTCATGGATCTATTACCCTATTCCGGCAGAAGATGAAACTATTATTTATAATATCTTGAAAACTGGCAAATTAAAGGAGGATTGCGAAAATGAAAAAGCATAATAGAAAGGCGCTAAGCGCATTTAGTAGTATTATTTTAATTTAATAGTATTTATATGTATATGTAATGTATAATATATGCATCAAATCACAAAAGAAAGAATAAGGAGGCAAAAAAAGATGAATCTAATTATAAAAGGCATCGTGTGGCTTGTATGTCTGCCGATCATGTGCATTGTTTGGTTGATTCAGGGGCTTTGCGGCAAGAAATAGGGCGCGTCTGAAAAGATGCGTCTTTCCTTTTCTTTAATCTTTGTTTTAAGGCTTATTTTAACGCTTTCTAAGCGTTTTTATATATCGTTTATAGTTTTATGCATCCAGCATGCTTTTAACTTCTTAGAATGGCTTAAATAAGGCCGTTTTTTTATTATATTTTGTATCATATTTTGTTCTAATATTATATTATGTATTTATGTATATATTATTATAGTACTATATATTATGTTATTTATATAGTATGTAGTATGTTATATGTATTATAAGTATTATTATAGTATTGTAGTATTATGATGTTATTAGTAATTATTATTATTGAGTAATAATGTATTATAGTAGTGTATATAATTATAATTGTGATGTTTTATTTAACATGAATTAAATTTAATTTATTTAAGTTAAACAAAGATTAAAATTGTAAGAACAGATAGAACACTAATAGATATAATTAAAAATAATTTTAGTTTGTTTGATTATTCTAAGCATGAAAAAAAGCAGACTAAAAGCAATTATGCGCAAGCTGGATGATTTGCTGCACAAGATCAACTTTTTTTGTGCTTTATCAAGGTAAAAGCAATAAAAAGATATTTAATTTAATACATACATAACAAAAAACAACGCAATTATAATGTTTTTTATAATTTTGTTAGTTTATTTGTTAGTTTATTGTGTGCCCCCTCCCTATTTTGTAAGAAGTGCACCGGGTGTGTGTTACCCGCCTCTATAACTCGAAAAAAAATATGATTTTGGGAATAGAAAAAACTAAAATACACGACATAAATTAAACAAAAAGCAGTTAAGAAGAAAATATCTTGAATATAAAAAAACGTAGAATATGTGAAAATTACCATTGAAACCATTGACAAAACATGATATAATGCGCACGTAGAGTAGGAGTGGCATAAAAGGTGTTGCTCCTTTTTTTATGCAAAAAAAGATACAAGAAAGAGAGGCAAAGAGATGATAAAAAGTGGCACACTGATAAAAGTATATTCCTTTCGGAAGTTCAAAGATGATCCATCAAAGGATGTTGGTGTAGAAACGAGCGAAAATGCGTTTGGTGTATATCAGGCGTTTCAGACATTGGATATCAACGGAAATCCGGAAATGCCTCGGAGGACAGGATTTGCTTATGTGCATGTGCATAATACAAATGTTCCGTTAAAGGTAGGAGACACTGTAACGGTTAAGAAAATCATATATTTCCAAAGACATGGGAATTATTGTACGATTGGTATTGAGATTGAAGAAACTGCACCGTTATCATTTTCGGAAGAGGAAGTAGAGAATGATATTAGCCAAAGCAATGATCTTGATATTATAAATGACATTGCTGTAGATTAAGCAGAGTAAAGTTATTGTGAATGATTATTCTAAAGTGATCTCGCTTTGTATGGATGCGTTTCGGAGATCAAATATTGCCAATGTGCAGTACATGTATGATGTTGGCGAGAACACGTATGTTGCGATGTACGAACATTATGATTATTGTGATAGCATTAAAGAATTAAAACAGCAATATCGCATTTGTCAGTTAATAGATGAGGAAATACTGCCGAAATTAGATCAAGGTATTGGACAATCGACCAAAGATGGTAATTTGCTGTTATCAACAAAAATGTTAGGGCTAAGAAAGCGGTTTTTCGCTCTTTCTGCACGAAGGATATTAAAAAATTTCGCATTATACATCGAACAATATTTGTCTAAAAAAGTATGGGATAAGACACTTTCTACTGTTGAGAGTGTCTTTTATTATGCGGATTTGTTTTCTATTTCAGAAACATTTAATTTAATGCGTGTTTCTCTTATGCCATCTATGGGTAAATCATATATTGGAAATCTGTATGTTGCACAAAGTGTGGGGAATAACCCTAATCTTCAAATCCTACGTGTTTCATACGGAGAAAAGAACTGTGTCGATACAACCCGACAAACCGCAGAAATTATTGATTCACAGGCATTTAGAGAGATATTTCCACGTTATGCTAATATTCCAGAGGGAAAGATGTTCAAGAGTGCTACTGTCAAAAGTTTATGTATTGTAGATAGCGAAAACGTATATAACTTGGTTGCCACAACTCGTGAAGGACAGGCAACCGGTACTCGTGCGCAGTTAGTTATCATAGATGACTTGTTAAAAGATGAAAGTGAATCATACGCATTAGATCTACATAAAAAAATGGTTGATCGTTACGAATCTACTTGGAGTTCTCGTGCCGATGACGATAAGCAGAAAACTTTACTGCTTGGAACGATGTGGGCGGATACGGACTTATTGAATGTTATGTATCATCGAGCAAATGAAGAAGATGAATTGATGCCATCAAGCAGATATAAATATACGGAAATTACGAAATCTGGAAATTCCGTTTTTATCGGTGTTCCTGCGTTAGATGAAGATGGGGAATCAACTTGTCCTTTGCGATATTCTAAGGATTTCTTGGAGAAAAAGAAAAAGCATATGTCAGAGTTTCTGTGGCAATGCGTATATCAACAATCTCCGATTCCTCCAGAAGAACTTTCATTCGATTGGGGAAGCCTGAAACAGTGGGATATCCCTCCAAACGAATCAGAAATGACGTGTTATGCAGCGCTTGACCCTGCACGAAAGGGGAAAAACTATGTATCAATGCCCATCTGCTGTAAAAATGAGGAAGATAGACTTTTTTATTTGGTGGATTGGATATACAAAAAGAAATCTATGGACGAATTGTATTCTGTTATCTGCGATAAGATAGTAGAACATCAAATAACTTATCTCGTTATCGAAAATAATACAGATACATCATTGAAAAAAGTATTGCAAGATGAACTGTATGAGAAAAGAAAGTATTACGGATGTGTTATCTACGAACAATATGCATCAGTAAATAAAGAACAGCGTATCAAAGATAATCAGGGTTACATAAAAAATAACATCGTCTATCCTAAAAAGGGGTTATTTAGAGAAAACACTGATATTGGAAAGGCAATCAATGCACTTGTATCTTATTCTTTTGAGTACCCCAATAAATTTGACGATGCACCTGATAGTATTGCCTTATTTACCAGTAGATTTGTAAAAGAAAAAAGCAAACAATCCAGAGTTAAACCGTTGAACAGAAGAATATTGGGAATATAGAGAGAGGGTGATTATGTGGAAGAAGGAATTTCCAGAAGCGAAAGAATTAAGCGAGATCAGTCTATACCCGGAGAAAAGATAACCAATGCTAATGTTGAAAATACTTCAAAACGGCAATCAAATCCGATAGGTCTATACAGATTTGGACGAACGAAAATCTGCATACCCTTGTCGAAAGAAATGTTAGATGAAAAAGTCATCGGAAAGTATTTGCCGGAGATTTTGTCAAAACATCAAAAAAATGTTAGCGATTACAATCATTTGCATGATGTATATTGTGGAAAGCAACATATTTGGCAAAAGGAACGCCCATATCAGAAAACTAAGCAAAATTATGTAGTCGTTGAAAACCACGCTTTTGCACAGGTCGAATTTAAGAAAGGATATATGTTTGGCAATGATGTCAAATATTCTTGTGCAGACGATTCTGCCAGCACCGATGATATATCTTGGCTCAATAAATATATGAAAGATCAAAAAAAAGCAAAGAAAAATGTCGATCTTGCAGAAGATATTTATAAAGCCGGAGTGGGTAGAAGAATGATTTTGCCGAAAAGCAATCAAAACTATGATATTAGACGTAATGCACCTTTTGATATATATAACTTAGATTTTAATTCTTCTTTTGTTGTATATTCAAGCAACTATACGCATGAAAAATTGTTTGGTGGAGTTATCACACAAATTGATTCAAAAAACCCAAATGAAGAAAAGTACGAATTGATGATATATGATCATCAGTATTCTTATCGTTATATGTGTGGTAGTGATGGAATATATTTGATAAATCCAAAATTTATTGATAAGTATAGACACTATGTAGGAATGCCGTTGATAGTAGAATATACACTTAATAAATCACAGATTGGAATTATTGAAGTTGTGGAAACGATACATGATGCTATCAATACGATTTCATCTAATACCGTAGATAATGTTGCTGATATTGTTAATTCGTTGCTAGTGTTTTATAACATGGAAGCAACTGCAGATGATATTAGGGAATTATTGGCTGCTGGTGGAATCAATGCGAATAACGATAACCCACAAAAACAAGCCGATGTCAAATATCTAGTGAATGCTTTGAATAACACTGATGTAAATACCAAATATGAAAGTTTGGTAACACTTGAATATGATTTGGTGGGTGTCCCAAGAGCATCTACTACCATTACTTCTGGCGGTGATACGGGGCAAGCCAGATTATTAGGAGGAGGATGGAGCAGGGCTGATGTAGTTGCATCTCAAGATGAGATTTCTCTGAAAGAGGGAGAAATGGAAATGCTAGAGATTTGCATTGCAATCTGTGAAAAACATCCTGATTGTCCAATAAACGAAATATACCCTTGTGATATTGAAATCAATTTTAATAGAAATAAGAATGACAATCTGCTTGTTAAAACACAGAGTTTGCAGAACTTGATCGGTATGAATATGCCGAAAGAAACAGCCTTAAATATTGTAGGAGTTACAGCAAACCCACATGAAGTAGCAGCGGAATGGGAAACACATGTAGAAGAAAAAGAAAACAGGGATTTGCAAAAAGAAAACACAGAAAAAATTGATAAATAGCACGCACTAATATTCATAGCAGCGTGCTTTTTATATGTCAGAGAAGACATAAAAACGCAAATAGACAGAGAAGTCTTACCAAAAAACGCAGGAGGAAAACAAATGAAAGAACTACAGAAAATTTTTAAGTATCGCTTAGAAAATCAGCTTTTCGGTGATGGTGATGGAAATGGTGATGGCAGTGGAAATGTGGATCCAAATCAAACAGAACCGACAGTTTCAAAAGCACTCTATGATAAGGCTGCTAGCGAATTAGCTGCCTTAAAGAAACAAAACAGAGAACTCATGAATGCTGAACAGCGCGCAAAAGCAGATCAAGAGGAAAAAGATCAAAAATTGCAGGAATTGATGGATTTCAAAAATAAATCAATCATTAAAAACAATTTGTTGACAACTGGAATGGAAGAAAAATATGTAAACGAAATTTCAGATGTGCTTGTTACTGGCGATATGGATAAAATTGCCGAAGTTATTTCAAAAAGCATTAAAGAAACATTAAAAGCGAAGGATAAGGAAATTCAGAAATTACAACTGGAAAATACAAAACGTCCTTCCAGTGCCGGAAACAACAATAACGGAAATGGTGAAATCACCATTGATTCGTTAAAGGGCAAAACATTGGATGAAATTCAGAAAATTGTCAATGAGCATCCGGAATTAAAAACTAATTTTTAAGAAAGAGAGGAAAATTACATGGCAGAATTAAATCATACACATACCGGCTATGATAACTTTGTGTTGGCTGTAAAATTTGAAGATCAATATAAAACTAAATTGGATTTGATGCCTTTTGTAACAGTAGACAATTCATTGGTAGGAGTAGCCGGGGATAAAATCAAAGTGCATACTTATAAGGCTACTGATGGAACCGAAACTTTGAAAATGGGCAAAGGCAATACGAAAAACATCGAAGTAACAATGGAAGAAAATGAATATACGATCGAATTATTGCAGAATCGTTTTCCATACTACGATGAAGAATTGATGAAAGATCCAAACATCATTGAAAAAGGCATTGAGCATATGGCAGTTGATATGTTCAACACGTCAATGCAAAAATGTATTGCAGAGTTTAAGAAAGCAACATTAAAAGCAGAAGTCGATGCTTTTGATTTTGACGCTTTTGTCGATGGTGTTGCGTTATTCCCTAGTCTTGATATTTCGGAAAAGACAGATGGAATGGGAACTGGCGTATTTGCTTTTGCAAGCAGAGAAGTTGTGAAAGAAATTCGTAAAAATTTGCGAGATGAATTGAAATATGTTGAAGCATATGTACGTACTGGATATATCGGCACTATCAATGGTGTCAATATTTACACATCGGCGTTATTAACAGAAGCAGATGGTGTTATTCTAGCAACAAAAAAGGCAGTACATTATAAAAATAAACTAGGAACTGAAATCGAACAGTCTACTAAGTTTAATCGTTCTGCTGACGATGCCAACGTCCGTCTGAACGAAATCTTTTCACGAAAGTATGGAATGTTTGTTTTCTATGATGATCGAGAAGCCGTTAAATTAGTAAAAAAAACGGTAACACCGCCTGATACGGAAGACACACAAAAAGCAAAAGCAGCAACTAAATAGTGAGGTAAAATATATGGAAATTGAAGTTATTTTTGAAAATGAAATAAAATTCTTGAAAAAGGAATTTAGTAAATATGATAAAGAAAAAATAACAAATGCTATTGAAGATGCAATGGTATTGTATTTGCATTATCGCAGGACTGAGCTTCCTGATAATTTTGCTTTTACTGAAAAAAACTGGATCAAGCGATGTGCTTTTTCATTACTTAAAAACGAAAAGTATCTTGGATTACAGTCATATTCAGAAAACGGTTATTCAATTTCCATTATGAACGGTATGGTTGCTTATGATCTAATCAATGAGATCATACCTAAAGTAGGTGTACCTAAATGATAGTAGAAAGATCGATCTATATTTCAAAGTTTTTGGGTCAAGGCGAAGATGAATATGGAAATCCTATTGTGAAATACGATGTTCCATATTCTCTTAACTGTGTTTTGAACTCGCTATCTGGGAGTTATGACATTGCTGCTTTCGGCGATCGTATTAAGAACATGGCTAAGACGTTTTTAGATTATGACGAATGGATCGGAAAAATAAACGAAGGAGACAAAGCCTATCTTTACGGTGCTTTGCCTGATGGCGAAGTTGTTAATGGCGAAAATGCAAACTATCAAATTGTGGCAGTGCTACCACAAAACCTTAAAATACAAATCTATTTTGAACGCTTGCCGGTACAAAAAAATGTATAAACTGAATATTCCGTTCTCAGTAAATGGTGTAAAAGAATTAAATAACAAACTTGATTTGATGAAACGTAAAATTCCAGAATTGAGCGCATTATTTAAGAAAAAATCACTCGATTACATAGAAGAACGAGCAAATATCTACATAGTAAATACAACAGGAGGAAGTGCTTGGTATCAAGTAACAGGTCGCTTATCAAGAAGTTGGATAAAAGACTATGATATTGGTACGCTGATAAATTTTTGTGAATACAGTGCGTTGCCATAAGAGCGCACTATAAATCGGGCAAAATCGGTAAAGGCTAAAATCAAACATACTAATTTAAGGAGTTGATTATAATGGAACGAAATAAAAAAGGACAATTTCTTAAAGGTCGAATAAAGGACTATAAAGGAATGAGGAATGGAAGATTAGAAGCAATTTCGTTCTCTCATACAGTAAATAAGAACAACAGCAGAAGGACTTATTGGGATTTCAAATGTGATTGCGGAAATTACAAAACTTTAAGAGTTGATACAGTATTCAATAAGAGAAAACCTGTACTTTCTTGTGGCTGTATGAAAAAAGAACAAGATGAAATGAACTTAAATCGCAAAGGAAGTAACCCAAAAAACAAAAAATGCGTTCATATCAGAAGCAATAATCTTTATAGTAGATGGCTAGGCATTAAATGTAGATGCTATAATAAAAATTTCAAACAATATAAAGATTATGGAGGCAGAGGAATTAAAATGTGTGATGAATGGTTATATAACTTCGATTCGTTTTATTATTGGTCGCTTAAAAACGGTTATAAAAAAGACTTGCAAATAGATAGGATAAATAATGATGGAGATTATGAACCTAACAATTGTAGATGGGTTACACCTAGAGAAAATGCAAATAATAGAAAGCGGTCTAAATGTTAATACCGAGGTAAGTTGTTAGATTACGAAAGGCTAATAACCACCGTAGAGCATAGGGAGTGAATAAATATAATCTCCCCAAGAGTGTCCGACACTTTTAGTGATGATGTATGCCGAACTTATGGGAAACCATAAGAAGAATAGGATAAAAAGCCTATTCGATAACAAAAAGGTCGTTGAATTTGGCACAGGAATTATCGGAAAAGGAACGCATCCCGATCCTAATGGATACCAGTATGATGTTAATAATCATGGCAATGCAGGCTGGGGATTTATTGATGAAGACGGTAATTTCCATTGGACGAAAGGTATGCAGGCACATAGATACCTGTTTGATGCAGTACAGGATTATACAGTAGGAGAAGCGTATAAAAAGATTTATTTAGAGTGTTTTAATGAAGTTATGGGAGGTATCTTTAGATGAATGACTATACATACGATTTAGCAGATGAGATTGCATCATACTTGAGAGAGTATTTGAAAACATATAATCGTTATAAACCGACTGTAGCGACATTGCCTAAAGGCAGCACTTTCCCAAAGGTCGTGTTTGAGTGCATTGACAATAGATCATCAGGCAGAACGTCATGTTTATTGGAAACACATTCATCAGTTACTTATGAAATAGATATATTTGCAAAGGAGAAAAATGGTATAAGTGAAAGGACCATTGCAAGAGATATAGCAAATGATATAGATCATGTAATGAGTAGAATATTGGGATTAAAACGAATCCTGAAAAAGCCAACTCCTGATATAGATGTTTCTATCTATCGCATTACCCTGCGTTATACAGGGATAATCAATGATCAGAGAAATTGCTTTATTTAGAAGAGCAAAGAAAGGAAAAGAAAATGGATAAAGTATTTAATGAATTTAACGAAAATAGAGCGCGTTTAGGCGCCGGTTCTGGTTTGTACACAGATTATTTTCAAAACGATGGTAAATATGCCTTATTAGCTCCACTGATTGATACGCCATTTATCTCAAGCGATATTGGGGAGGTAGAAATCAAGGTTGCATCTGCCGCATCCATTACGAAAATCGAAGGTGTAGAAACACTGAATGCAGCGGAAGCAGGTATCTACATGCATCGTGATGTAATCGAATTACTGGAAAAAGTAAATGGAAAGACATTGAATCTGATTTCAATGTCAGGTGATGGTTCCGGATATAAATATACGGGTACGATTTCTTATACACCGACAAATGCAGAGATGGATACGGCTTGGCAAGGAACTATTAAAATTACACCTGTAACGAAGCCGCAGTTTGATTCAAAAATCATTCGCTTAATCAAACCAAGTAATCCATTTGCTTCGTCCATTCCCGCAATGGTTACATTGGAATCAACAACCGGAACATATGTAATTGATAACATCGAGACTAAGATTGCAGATTCTACCATCGAAGCAATTTCAGATGATGAAGCAACTGCAAGAGCCGCTATTTCCGATAAAAAACTAACAATTACAGGTGTCAAAGCAGGATATGCGGTTATCTATCTTACGACTAAAAAGGATGGATATGCTGAATGGACAACCAGTATCTTAGTTAATGTACCCAGCAACGGCGCCTAATGCTAGACTATTAAAAGCAGGCGCGGTATCAGAAAATAGTAAAGTAGAGAGAACTGCAAATAAAAAGTAGTTCTCTCTTTCTTTTTAAGTAATCAAAATTAGGAGGATATATAAAAATGTCATATAAAAAAGTCTTATCTTATGATGGAAAAGATTTTGTCGTAAGATTAACAAGAAAATCTAACATCGAAATTGAAGAAATGCAAAAATCAATGACAAAAAAACTGTTAAACGATAAAGACAATCAAGCATTTTTGGAGAAATCGAACGAAATTATCAAAGTTCAACAATTGTATGAAAAAATTGAGAAAATCAAGGACGAAGAAAAGAAAGAAAAGGAACTTGCAAAAGCACAAGCAGAATATACAGATTTAATGATTTTGATGTCAAAAGCAGATGTCGATAAAAAAATAGATAACTTTGAAGTCGTATATGTATTGATTAAAAATGTTCCAACTAATCCAGAATTGAGCAAAGACGAATATGAAAAAATGCTTGAGTATTTAGAAAGTGAGCATGGTTTAGAAGAACTATATGTGATGTTCGATGAGATTGTTGATAACGTTTTTATGGAGATGGAGGCTATCAAAAAAGCGTTGGAAGCACGCAAGAAGTCTCCAGTAGCACCAGCAGAAGTAGTAAATGGGAAAGCATAAAACAGTATGCTTCTTACGCTGAATACTGTTACGAATGTCTGCTTCCTTTAGCAATTCAGTGCAACATGCCATTAAATGAGTTTTGGTATGGAGAAATTGATCTATTAAACGCTTATGTCAAAGCGAGAAATGAAAAACTAGATTATGAAACGTGGTTATCAGGAAAAACGATGTTTGAATCATTTTCTCTTGTTATGGCAAATGTATTTAGAGGAAAAAATGATAAATTTATAACTTATCCTAAATACGTTCCACTGGAAGAAAGAACTGAATTAAGTGAAAAGGAATTAGATAGAGGTACAGCAGAGGAAATCGTACAAAATGCTTTGCTGAATTGTTATTAGATATTTTGATTATTTAGAAAGAAAGTGAGGTGAATATCATGGCTGATTATGATCAAACAATAGGTGTCAAGTTAGATGATGATTTTTCCTCGTTACAAAAAAGTTTAACTGCATTGAATAGAAAAATGCAGACACTTATGGGAACAATGCAACAAATTATTTCCTATTCGTCTCAGATAGGGTTAATTGCAAGCCAATTCAGACAAATTTCTGATAGTATGGCTGCTTTCAACTCAAATGCTTCCTCATTCAAAAATGTTTTCAAAAACCTAAGTACAACAGGTCTTGACAATGCAATGAGCAAGTTAAAATCAATGCAGGCACAATACACAGAGCTAATTAAAAGAATGAGCAGCGGTAGTTTGATGAGTGCGATTAAATCTTCTAACGACACCACAAAAACTGCAATTAGTTCTATTACGCCTTATGGGATTAACGATGATACATTTGGCACACGTAATAAGCAGATTATTTCCTACATCAGGCAATTAGAAAATGCCAAGCGAAAGACTGCTGAACTAGGCAAAGAAAGTACAAAAACAGGATCAAAAATAAAATCGATGTTTTCTATCGGGAAGATCTATTTCTTTTTTAATTATTTCAAACAGGTTTTCCGAGGGATCGGGAATATTATTACAAGTGCTTTAGATTTCAATGAGGTCGAAAACATGTTTGCTAATGCGATGAAAGGCATGTATTCACAGGCAATGGCATTCCAAAATAAATTATCAGATATGTTTGGTGTAGCCATTCCGACTACAATGCAAGCACAGGCAACCTATAAAAATATGCTTGGTAATTTAGGCGGAATCAGTGATGAATTATCTTATCAATTATCCGAAATAGTAACAAAGATGACACTTGACTTTGCATCATTGTATAATGTCAATTTTGAAGATAGTGTTAAGAAATTCCAAAGCCTTTTGAGCAAACAAGTAAGACCTATCAGATCAGTTTCTGGTTATGATATTACGCAGTCTGTACTAGGCATGACCGCACAAGAAATCGGTATGTCTAAAACGATCGGACAAGCCAACGAATTGGAAAAGCGTTTGCTTGCTGTTTTAACCGTTTACAAACAAATGGGGGAAACTGCTAGTAATGCAATGAATGACTTTTCCCGTACGATCGAGCAGCCAAGTAACCAATTACGAGTAATGCAAGAGCAAATCTCTGAATTAGGAAGATGGATCGGATCTATTTTTATGGGAACGATCGGAGCAATATTGCCATATATCAACGGTTTCTTGATGGCGTTAAAAGAAATCGCTAAAACGCTTGCTTTTTTAGTAGGATATGAATTGCCGGATTCCAGTGCGATGACCGGAACACTTTTAGATGGAGTGGAAGATGCAGATGATCTAAGTGATTCGATTGGCAACATAGGGAGCGGTCTTTCTGACGCTAAAGAAAAAGCAGATGCATTAAAAGGATCGCTTGCCGGCTTTGATAAATTAAATATCATAAACAAGCCAAAAGATTCTTCTTCATCAGGTGGAAGTGGTGGAGGAACTACTGGTATGACAGTCGATCCGACGCTATTAAAGGCTCTGGAAGATATGCAGTATCGTTTTGATGATATTCGCATGAAAGCAATGGATATTAGAGATACGCTGCTAAGATGGGCTGATATTATACACACATCCCTTACAGAAAATATCTTTAAGCCAATCCAAGATAGTTGGAACAAGTATGGTAAGAGTATCTTATCAGAGTTTTCTTCCGGATTTTCTAATTTGGGTAATTTATTTGCAAGTGTAGGAACAGAATTTGCTAAAAACTTTAGACCTAATATCGAAGCAATATCGGATTTGTTTTTCAGCTTGCTAGATACAGCAGGAATTGTATTTAACGCCATTACAGATGCGTTGCTTAGAGTATGGGAAATTGGCGGAAAGGATCTGTATAATGGCATTGACAGTTTAATACGTGCATTTTTGAATTTAATGACGTCAATTAACGATAACTTTGTGAAACCACTTGTCAAAGCATTTAGTTCCACATTGTTACCTGTTTTCGCTGATTTTACCGGATATGTATTCAAAGGTATCGGCGGAGTAATAGATTTATTCGCTGATTTAGTTGATTGGATATCTAACACAAAAATTGTACTTGTGCCATTGACGGGTATTGTAACTGGATTTGTCTTAGCGTGGAATATAACTAAATTTGCTAGTGGCTTCAAAATTCTTAAAGATGGTCTTGGTACATTAGGCGCATTACGTACTATTTTGAGTAATAATGTACCATTTATGAGAACATTTTTTAATTTATTTGATTCAGGAAAGACAAAAGTGTCAGGCTTCAAAGCAATGTATGATCTTTTGAATCAATCATTAAGTAATGTAAAAGTATTTAAGACGCTATCTGATAATTTGAAGAATATTGGAGATAAAATGGTAGATTCTGCTAGTAAATCAACAGGATTAGCTTCTGTGTTCAAAGACAAACTCGGAAGTGTGATTTCTTGGCTTGGTAAAAACCCGATGGTAGTATTAGCTGGTGCTATTGGTGTAGTAACCGCCGGGATAATCGGGTTGATAACTTCTCAAAAAGAAGCAACTTATGAAATGGAAGATTATTCCGAGCACATTCAGAAAAACATTGAAGATCTACAAAACTTGCGTGAAACTATGAGTAGTTCAAAAGAAGAAGCAGAGAAAAGTTATACTGCATCGCTTGGAGAAATAGAAACGGTTGAAAGATACGTTGAAAAATTAAATGCGCTATCAAATGAAGATGGATATGTTGAAAACATCAATCAGGCACAATTATACATTGATAAAATCAATGAAGTTATGCCTGATACGGTATCATTGACTGATGATTATCGTTTAGCATGGCAAAAGACACCGGATGAAATTCAAAAAACGATCGATGCATTAAAAGAAAAGGCTAAATGGGAAGCATACTCAAAAGCCTATACTGATGCACTTTCTGCTCAAATTGAAGCAGAAAGACAAATTGCAAGTGCCACAAAAGAACGCGCAGAAAAGCAGAAGGAACTAAATGATTTACTTGCGCAAGAAAAATTGACATCTGAAGATTATGATAGAATAAAACAATTAAAAGCAGACCTTGATGGCTTGAATGTAACGATTGAAGAAGCAGAAGCAGCGTTTGAGGAATCAACGGAAGCGGCATCTTATTTTTCTTCTGAAATGCAATTTACAGATGAACAAGTAAAGAAAGCAAACGAAAACATGATCGAATCTTTTAAGTCTTTGTCAGAAGATAGTCAGAAAGAACTTACTGATTTGTCTAAGGAGTTATTAAGTCTGAAAGAAACTCATAAACAGTATGTCGCAGACGGTAAATCTCAAAACAGTAAGCAGGTAAAGGATGTACAAGATTCAATCAGAAAACAAATAAGCGAATATGCTAAACTTGCGCAACAATATGGCTTGACATATGACGATATGCTGTTGACACTGCAAAATTATGGTGTTGTGTTAAATGACGAAGAAAAAGCACAACTTCAAAAATCAATGGAAAATGCAAATTTAACAAAAGATGAATTGGCAAAGGTAAAAGAACAACAAAAAAATGAATTGCTTTCTATATTAAAACAGCAAGGAATTGAAGAAGATTCAGAGCGCTATAAACAAGCAATCAAAGCGTTAGAAGATGCACAGAAAAATGGTGCAAACGAAGCAGATACGTTTATTTCAAATTATGCATCTACAATTAACGCTAATAAAGAAACTGTTACTAAAGCAGGACAATCGGTTGGTAATGCATTGCAAGCAACACTGAATAATCTTAGACCAACAGCAACGGTCTATACCAATGTTGATCGATCATCTTTGCAAAGCGCAGTTGATATTATTGGCGGCAAACTAAATCAAATATTTTCAGGGTTAAGTGGTATTACCGGAAAATTATTTGGCTACGCATCAGGCGGTTTCCCGGATGTAGGGCAAATGTTTATTGCTCGAGAAAAAGGACCAGAACTTGTTGGGACAATAGGCGGTAGAACTGCTGTTGCGAATAACTATCAAATTGAATCAGGCATCGAAGATGCTGCTTTTAGAGGTATGGCAAGAGCAATTACCTTGATGAAAGGCGGAAATTCAAATCAACCTATCGTCATTGAAAATACGTTCAAAATTGGCGAAGATACGATTGCTAAACAGGTAAAAAAAGCGGATCAAGATTCGATTAAAAAAACAGGAAAGGGTCTACTAGAAAGGTAAGGTGATATATAAATGTTTCAGAATGACGATAACATCATATATGTTAGTCTAAATAAGACTGCATTAGAAAACAATTATAAATCAGGTATTGCCTTAGATCCATCTGTTGATTATGCTCTGAATTTTGCAGATCTGCATAGTGAGGATTCTACTAGAAGTTGGGTTGATGGAGTAATGGATATTATTATCCTAAGAAAAGATGTGCTTTCCATTGAACTCGTTTTTCAAAATCTAACAGAGGATTATTTCAAGAAAGTTATGAGCGCGTTAAAAATTGATGAAGACGGAGGTTTTTATGCTTCCGTCTTTATTGATGAGAGCGGAGCAAGAAAAGTTTTGCACATGTATAGATCAGATAGAAATTACACTAGACATAGATACAGAGGCGGTTGGTATTATGACTTAACTGTATCTATTATTCAATTTTAGGAGAGAGGTGGTCATATGCTAACTGTATTTTGCGCAGGCGTTGACATCACTTCCTATATTGTTTCTATCAAAAGCGAAATTGCTTTTTCAGAATCGACATTGATCGGAAACACACCATCAGAATCATTCACGATTCAATTAAACAACAGAAGCCAATATTTTACACAGCAAATGTTGCAATCTGTATTCACGATAAAGGAAAACGAAAAACTTAGAGCAACGCTGAAAGTAGATGAATTGCCTGAAAAATTGCTAAAAACGCTTGAATTAACTCTCTATGATTCGATGTTACAAACAAATGTTGAGTATGAAACAAATACTCAAATGTATCCATGTACCATTAAAGACCAACTAGATGAAATGAGCTCTATATTAGGTCTTGCAATTGATTATTCTATGCTGCCTGATCGTGTGTTAAATCAAGAGGTCAATTGGTATGATAACACATATACTATTAGACAGCATTTAGGGTGGATTGCTGAACTGAGTGCTTCTAATGTTTTTTCTAAGGTAGATGGCACGTTGCAATTTATTCCTATTTCCAAAGATATTTCCCATGAGATAGAAAATGACAAATATGTGTATGAATTTACGACAAACGAGGAGTACAAATGTACATGTGTCATGATCGATCAAGTGGTTAAAAAAGTTGTGTCAGGAACACAAACAAAAAACACTATCCAGTTATCTTCTGATAACAAGTATGTTACCGATGTGCAAGGAGACAACCAAAATAACTTCTCACAGGAGCAAATTGATTATATCTACTCACTTATAGGGGGGCTGTCTTTTCGCTCTATCAGTGGCTTCAAAGGACGCGCTATCAAAGGATTAAGGCTTGGAGAATTAGTGCAGTATGGAGAATACTTTACTATGTTTCCATTATCCATTACCACTACTTACTATAGTGGAGATGTAGTACATGATATAGTAGAAATATCAGGAGAAACAAAAACATTATCGTCTGAAAAATACACCAATAACAGAGGAAGCGACAAGCGAATAAAAAAACTTGAGGTAATTGTAGATCAAAATAATCAAAAGATGCAGATTATTGCTTCTGAACAAGAAGGATTGAATCAGAAATATGGTGAGCTGTTGATCGGATTTGATAATGTGAAAGCGGAAGTTGGAACGATCAACGGCATTATCTACAAGTTTGAAACAGGCAATAACAATATATTTACAAATTGTGTACAAGTATTACATAAAGGCGCAGATGAAACCGAAGAAAAGTATTTGAATGATATGCCTCTTGACATATCGAAAGATTTTTTAGTAGGTAAAGATGTCGTTATATCCGTAGATATTGATGCCAAAAACGCATATGCAGGCACACTTAGCGGACATGTAGGAGCAGAGTTCACAGTAACCTACGAAGATGGAGAAAAGCAACTATGTGATGCCCGTTGGTATATAGGTAATTTCTATCTACAATATGTACTAAATAGTGGCATGTATTCCTTACAAAAAAGAATATGGCAGCACTTTTCTTTGAAAGATAAACCGATTAAGGCTGTATCTAATCTTAAAATGATTATCAGCACTGATGGAGAAGACATAACAGTTGCATATCCTAAAGTGGAGATAGGTACACTTCCTACCGGTTTTGACTTTGATATGGACTATATCAGAGATAACATTACGACATTAGATAAGAATTTTACAACGATCGATCAGAAAGTAGAATCACTTACTTTACAGGCTTCTTCCATGACAGAACAAATTACTACGATTCAAGGGGAGATGTCTACTGTTGTAACACGTTTGAATAGTACGGAAATCAAACTGGAACCCACTAATATTTTGCTAGCAGTCAATGAGAAAATCAGTGCAGACGGTCAGTTAATGACAACCAAATTTATCTTAGATAAAAACGGTGTTCACATCAGCGGTGGTGGTCTTGATATATCTAACAACGACGGCACAAAAGTGTTGTATGCTGATACAAGCGGTAACTTAATAATCAATAACTTAACTGCGGTTAATGGTAATTTCAGTGGTACTATTACCGGATCTACAATAAGCGGTACTAATATTGATGGTACTGTAATAAACGGTTCTACGTTTAAGGCAAGTCGTAAGCGAATAGCGGATGTCAGAGCCGGAGATCCAAATACTATCATGAATATTATTTTAGGGAACTATACTCCAACTGCTGAGGAGAAAGAACGGTTAGATTTTACAAAAGATGGCTATATTTCTGCTCTTGATTATACCCTTGCAGTAGATATGCTTGCCGGAGCATCGCGCGAGTTTGAAGATTATGTACATATCAATGCAGATGATTCTAACTATCGTTTGGTTGTTGGGATCAGCGGCGGCTACAATAGAGAAACCAATATTTATGGTGGTGTGGTGGAAACATATACTGTTAGGGCTTCATCTATTGAAACGGGTGCAATCAATGGAATGTCAAATGGGACCGGAAACGTAAGTATAACGGCTTTGAAAAATAAAAGTTCCATAGATGATAGGATAACGCTTGAATTAACCACTGATGCAAGTAATATACTAATCCCCGGGAAAGCAATCATAGCAAAGGTTCTTTCGGGAGAAGGAAGATTTGTATTTAACAGTGTTATGCCTGAGATATATCATTATCAAAATACTCCTTATATTGATTTCCACACAAATGGAGTTGGTACAAGTGATTACACACAGCGTATTATTGCGCATGGAACAGGAAATTTACAGGCACAACCGGGTATATCCAATACCTCTGATATAAGACTAAAAGATGTTATTGGTAGAATTGACGGCATTGCAGCAGAAAAACTATTGCAGTTCCTAAATCCGATCATGTTTCGATATAAAGATTTTCCAGATGAATTGCGACTAGGGCTGATAGCACAAGAGGTAGAGGAAGGATTATGCAAATCAGGATTTGATGAAAGTGATTTGCCTGTAGTTGAAAGACCTAATCTTTTTAGAGAATATTATGCTCTTGATTATATCCAACTGATCGCCATACTCATCAAAGGATGGCAGATCCAGAATATAAAAATAGGTGATATGCAAAATGAAATATCAATCTTAAAAGCACAAATAGGAGGCAAGTAAAAATATGGTTAGTTTGGAAATTAAGAACACAAGTAATTATACAGGAAGTATTACAGTTGATGGCGTGCAAGTCAAAACGATGTCGCAGTCATTTGACGAAAAAGGGCATCGCAACGGTAGTATCGGAGAGTACGTTATGAACAAAGAATTGTACTTTGAAAACTTAGAAGAATGTCGTAACCAAGAAGATGCTTTTTTAGAGAAAATGCGAGAAGTCGAAGATCAAGCGGTAGCAAAGGAGCGTGAACTACATGAAGATTAAAAACTATGAATTAAAGGGTATCGTCGATACCCTTTTTTCAATGTCAAATCGAACCAATGACATTAAACTCAGATGGGAATTATCAAAATTAAGTAAGCCTTATGTGGAAATGAATACTCTATTGCAGCAAGAAATTAACAAAATCGTTGCAGAAGAAGGAGAAACTGATGAAAAAGGCAATAAAACACTTAAAACAGATAATGCACACTATCAAGAACTAATGAATTGCGAGGTTGAAATTGAAACTGCGTTATATCTATCTTTCTTAGCTCACTTTAACCCAACGATGTATGAACTGATTGCATTAGAAAAAGTAATTGCGGGTGATTAAATCATGAGTGATGAAACAGTAAAAAAAATAACCTATGAAGATAAAGAGAATCTAAACAACGAATCACTTGTTCCAGGGAAAAATAAAATAGATGCTGCCGATATGAATCAAATCAAAGAGGCAGTAAACAACAATGCAGATCTATTCACAGCCTTAAAGGAACTAGTTGATAACGGAGACTTGAATGGTAGCTCAATTTTATACGGAACCGGTATTCCTGATAATGAACTTGGCAAAGACGGCGATGTATATATCAATCTTTCGGAAGATGGCGAATACGCACGTTATCTTTTTACAAAAGAAAGCAATGAATGGCTGCCACAATTTAGCATTCAGGGCGGTTCAGTTAGTCCTGTTGCCGACACCTTACCGATCGGATCACAGGTGATGTGGGATGGGGATACGCCGATTCCGACAGGATGGAGCGAAACAGAAGCGCCGTTTTACAGACCGAATCTAGTCGTGAATGGGGATTTCAAGTGTTGGCAACGTGGAACATCGTTCACAGATGATTATGGTTACGCTGTGATATATACCGCAGATATGTGGTGGATTAGTTCTGCTGGTGGGAAAACCTGTTCAGCAGTTAAGGCGGATAACGGAATCAAAATATATGGTCAAACTGATTCAAGATTATCTCAATTTATCCCTTATGAATATGATGATTTAGGTGTTGTGTCTTTTTCTTTTATGATTGATGGGAAATTGAGTATTTACGAAAATGTAAGCATGTCAGAAGAACCTGTTAACTTAGAGAGTAATGATAAACGCCAAATTTCTATGAGATATTATCCAGATAAAAAAGCAATTCTATTGCAATTTACGTTAAAGGATAATCAAGAGCATGTCTTTACATATGTAAGATGTGATAGAGGTAAGATTGCGTATCCTCACGTTCCAGAAGATATAGGAACAGCCTTGGCACGATGTCAGCAATATATAAAAAGATATATTATAAATGGTGCTGTTATATATCATTATGAGGTTTCTAAAAAATATCTAGTTGATGCACCGCTTGACAAAATGGCAGGCACACCGACCATTTCAGATATAACAGTTAAATGGTACGCCGATAACGGTATGTGGATAACAGGAAAATCCGATATAGCAGGATTGGTCGAACGGCTCGTTACTTTTGAAGTATCATATGATGGTCTATCGCCAATCAACGTAGGTAGTCTAATGACTGAATGCTTTTTCACAGCTTCTTGTGAGCTATAAAAGAAAGGAGTGATGATATTGAGATATATACAGAAAGATTATCAGACTACACCTACTACTGGTGTAATTGAAGATAGTATGGAATCAGATAGTCATTCCAATGCCCCATCTATCAATGCCGTTAAAATATACGTTGGTGAAAATTCAGGAAGTGCCAATCTACCTAAAGGTTTAGGCACTTTTTTTGATGGCGAGGAAATACCGCAGGGGTGGGAAGAAGCAGAAACCCCGATCTCTGTTCCGAATCTGCTTATCAATGGTGATTTCCAAATCAATCAAAGAGGTCAGTCGAGTTATAGCGCAAGCAATGACAAAGTCGTGTATACAGTAGATATGTGGCGGATCGTTACAACGAGTACAAATACTATTACATGTGAAGTGATTGATGGTGGAGTAAGACTTACAAATGTGGGAGATGGTGAAGCCAATTTTGAACAAGTGCTTAATATTCACTACGAAAGCCATATTACAATAGGATCTTTCAAAAACTTATCAGGTAGTGGTTATATCGCCCTAGCAAGAGATGGCGTATGGGATAAAGCAGATCTTATTAACGGTGATGTTATACTGAAATCAACACCAGATAGTGATTTTGATAGATTGGTTGTTAGGTTAATGCCAAATTCATCAGTAGAAATCAAATACCTATATCTCTATGAGGGAGATTTCTTGTGCAGGCATATCCCAGAAGATAAAGCGATTGCATTGATAAGATGTAAAAGTAAGGTAAATGTTATTGATTCAGTCCTAGGACAACTTGTAAGTAACGAAGAAAAGAGCGTGGTACATGCTGTTGTCAATTTACCAGTTTCTATAGATAGTACCCCAACATTAAACATAATATCAAAAGGATCATGTATGTTATATGATATAGCAAGTCTTACAATATCTAACGTTTCAATATTTAATTTTGTTTCAAGTCAGTTATATTTATATTTTGAATTTTCCAACAAAGTAGATAATAGTTGGAATGGTAGTGTTGTATATACTGAAAACTTTAAGGCTATTGTGTCTTGCGAACCATAAGAAAGGGCGGTGAGATTATGAAAAGATATATAGAACGCAGTTATCAGGCAACAAGCCTGAAAGGAACGATCGAGGACAGTCTACAATCTAATTCGCCCGATAATGCACCGTCAGTTCGAGCAGTTAGAAGCGCATTTTATCGCCCAAACTTGCTTGTAAACGGTGATTTTTTGATCAATCAGAGAAACGTAACAAGTTATTCATTCAGTAATAGTTTTGTTTATACACTTGACATGTGGAAACTGATTAACGGTGATATGACTGTTAATGATGATGGATCAATACACTTAAACAATGTAGGACATACAGATTCGGTAGCTGAAAGCGGATGGGTAGATGGACATTTTAGACAAATATTCGATAAGAGTTTGACTGGTATATACACCGTTTCATTACGTGTAAAAAACATTACTAGTGGAGCGCTGCATGTTTGCTTTGCGGGTGATAAGTCGGACAGGCTAACGATTACAGAAGATGGAGTATATACACATACTTTTGAAAATGTTACAAATGAAACGACATTGACCCTTATGTTCAACAATTTTGATGGCGATGTTTATTGGGTGCGGCTTGATCTTGGATCTATCGCATATCCGCATGTGCCAGAAGACCATGCAACTGCTCTAGCAAGATGCAGAGAATGGTTGTATGCATTGAATTGTGAATGCGTTGTTGGATATGCAGGATCAACAGGGATACTGTATTTTCGAGATTCTAATTTGATAGATCTACGATCAGAACCAACAGTTACTTTTTTGAACAAGACCATGTATATTTTTACAAACGGTTCTACAATAGTAATTACTGCTGGAAATAGTCCTAGTATGGTAATGCGACAAAAATACAAACTAGGAGTATTCTACATTAGCGGATATCCTAATCAAGATGAAATCAAAAATTGTGAGGTTTCTGGATATTTCAGTAATAGTTACAATGTTCATGCATTATTCTCATGCGAGCCATAGAAAGCTAACTATATAAAAATCAAGTAAATTGTATGAAAAAGTCTGAAAATAAA